TTCTTGTCTTTAAATGACAATATCAAAGACTTGGCGAAAAAAGCAAAGCAGGGTGACTTGAAGGACCTTATCAATTATTATACTGAAAAGTTCGTTCGAGGCACAGTAAAAAATGTTGAGTCTCAATTAACAGAATAACGAACATATGGTAAATTTACCATAGCATCGCTCGTTTACAGACTTCATTTTACTAAATCATTTCGGAGACTATTTAAGTATGACAGTTGAAAAAAGAGATGGTCGTATCGTTAATTTCGACGATACAAAAATTACAAAAGCTGTAATGAAAGCTGCTAAAGCAGCAAAGGCTGAAGTAGCAGAAGATGTTCTTCAGAAAATTAAAAAATACGTTATTTCAAAAGTATCGAAGCTTGATGAGCCGATAAAAATCAATGATATTCATGATGCTGTTGAAGAGGCATTGATGAAGTACAACTTGTTCGAAGTTGAGAAGACTTATCATGACTACAGAAAAGAAAGAGACAAGAAACGTTTTATTCAGTTTAATGTCATCAAGGCAATGGAAGCAAAATATGCATGTTCTCATAATGAGCGCCAAAATGCTAACATTGATGAATTTTCAGCAGGTGGACGTATTGGTGAAGCTCAGTCAACATATTCAACAGAGTTTGCTCTTGAATACATGATGAATGAGAAATTTGCAAAAAATCACCGTTCATTTGAAGGCTATATTCATGACGCTGACAAATACAAGGTTGGTATGCATAACTGCTTGTCAATTCCATTTGATGACTTATTATCTAATCCAGTAACAATCAAAGCAAAAAATGATATTCGTCCTGCAGGGTCAATTGCAACTGGAAGTCAATTGTTTGTTGTGTATTTTCAGACACAATCAATGGTACAATTTGGTGGAGTTGCCGCAACACATATTGACTGGACATTTGTTCCACTTGTTAAGAAGTCTTTCTTCAAGTACTATAAGAAACATTATGAGCGTTTGACAGAAGAAAAACTTCCTAAAGAGTTTAACAACAAAATGTCAATTGAAGATAAACTCTACAAAGAGACAAATAAGCAAGCATATAAATGGGCACTTGAAGATACAAAAGCTGAAGCTATTCAAGCTATGGAAAGTATGCTTCACAATTTGAACACATTACAATCTCGTTCTGGAAATCAGCTTCCATTTACATCAATTTGTTATGGCCGTTGTACATTGCCAGAAGGCCGTCTTATTACAAATGCATTATTAGATGCTTGGGAAAATGGTATTGGCGAAAATCATTTGACACCAATTTTCCCTTGTGGTGTATTTCAAATCAAGAAAGGCGTTAATGATGTTCCAGGCACACCGAACTATGACTTGAAGTTAAAAGCAATCAAACTTACACCAAAACGTATTTATCCAAACTTCAGTAATGGCGACTGGTCAGTCCAGGTAAAAGCATTTGAAAAGTCGCAGGACATCAAGAAAAAGACACTTGAAAAAGCCAAGTCTGAAAATCCAGAATTCTTCAAAAAAATTGCATCATTGCCTGATGAAATTCAAGAGACTCTTGGTTTCCATATTGTAAATGAAGAAATTGTAATGAATAAGCATGAGCAGCCATTTGAATACGCAGCCCAAATGGGATGTAGAACTTTCAATGGTTTTGATATAAATTTTGATGGAATTTATTTTGAAGACCTTCTTAAGAAAACGATTGAAACAAAAAGTCTTCCATTGAATTATTTATATTCTGCTATTCAGAAAGATGGCCGTGGAAATATTATACCAATTACAATTGTTTTGCCATTCTTGGCAATGAGAGCAAAGAAAAAGGCAAAAGACCACCCAGAATATATTGTTGATTATTTTATCGACATGCTTGAAGAACGTATTAGTGATGCAAAAGACGAATTGCTTGAGCGTTTTAGATGGATTTGCGCGCAGCCTGCTGATGCATTTAAGTTTATGTATCAGAACAACACTATGAAAGGTTACATTCCAGAAGAAGGCACAATATCTGCTTTGAAGCATGGTACATTTGCTATTGGCCAGCTTGGTCTTGCAGAAACACTCTACATTTTGATTGGAAAAGACCAGACAACTCCAGAAGGAATGGAACTTGCAAAGCGTATTGAGCAACTTTACCTTGATAAATGTAATGCTTACAAAGAGCACTATAAATTGAATTTTGGCGTTTATTACACTCCAGCTGAAAACTTGTGCTTTAAATCAATGAAAGCATTTCAGAGAAAATATGGATTGATTGAAAATGTTTCAGCAATTATGGGTGAAGATGGTGAATTGATTAAGAAAAACTTCTTTACAAACTCAATGCACGTACCTGTATGGGAAGACATCTCAGTATTCGATAAAATTGATGCTGAGTCACAGCTTGTCCCATATTCATCTGCTGGTTCAATCACATATATTGAGATTGATGACAATACACAAAATAATCTTAAAGCACTTGAGCAGTTTGTAGATTATGCAATGGCACATGATATTTCATATTTTGCGATGAATTTCAAATTGAATGAGTGTACAGATTGTGGTTCAACAGACATTGATGAAGAGACAAAAACTTGCCGTAAGTGTGGTTCTCAAAGAATTAACTGGCTTCGTCGAATTACAGGCTATCTAAATGGAAACTATCTTGTGAGTTTTAATGATGGTAAACAGCAAGAAGTTGCCTTTAGAAAACAGCATTCAAAGTTTACGAATATCAAATTTGTAGCTGCTTAAAAAAATGGGGGACATCCGTCCCCCATAATTTTTTAAATCTTTGTGCGCTAATTATTTATGGACGACAGAGGTTTAGTCATAGATGGATATGACACAGATAAAGAACGTATCATTGCAGATGAGTCTGCTAGAAAGACTATTGATACCATATTAAAGCATAAGAAGTCTGTTAGAGATAAATTATTATTTTTGTCAGAAGAATTAAGAAAAAGAGCAGAAGAGCATGACAACTCAAAACTACAGTTTCCAGAAATTGAATGGCTTATTGAAATGGATAAAGAGCCACGCTGTCAATATGGAACAAAAGAATATTATGAGAAAATGAACAGATGGAAAAAGTTTTTCATCCATCATTATACTCAAAATAGACATCATCCAGACCATTATTCAAATGGTATTGATGATATGGACTTAGTTGATATAACAGAATTTTTAGTAGATGTTGTCAGCTATTATGAGGTTTTACAAGCGCATGATGGCGAAAAAGTTTTGGATGACCAAGAAAAGAGATTTCAAATTAGTGGACAATTACGTAATGTTTTATCAAATACTTTGATTAATTATTTCTCAAACATCGGTGAGTTTGACTCAATTTTTGAGAGAAATAAAAAGAAAAATTAATCTTATATCTAATGATGGAACTTGAATTATCTATTGACAATTATGACTTCAATATGCCATTTATCAAGAAAATATATGAGAAGCTACATAACTCTCAAACCTGTTGTGGTGTAGCTGATGCTGAAAAAGCTAGATTTGACTTGCATATAGATGGCGCTCTAACTGAGTCTATAGAGCAAGATATTGCTAACGGAAAAACAAAACTCAGAGTATGTTTTGACCATATTTCATATGATGATAATAAATATCAAGAAAAAAATGTGATGCCACCTGAGCCAATAATTGAAGAAGAACCAAAAGACATTTGGCCACAGTTTCCTAAAGAAGATGACTTTGGAGGCATTGTATGGTAGCTGAAAGGATGATGCATATTGCTGGCATTATGGATAATGATGTAGTTGATTGTGATGACGGCGTATGTGTTTCTTTGTGGGTAAGCGGCTGTTCGCACCACTGTTTTAACTGTCAGAACAAAGACTTATGGGATTACGAATATGGACAATTTGTTCCTCGAAAAGATGTGATGGATAAATTGATTGACGCAATTCGTGCAAATGGAATGCTTCGTAATTTTTCTATTCTCGGTGGTGAGCCACTTGACCCAAAGAATATTGCGAATGTAATGCATGTTATCAATCGAATTAGACAAGTTTTTGGCAATAAAATTAAAATCTATCTTTGGACAGGCTACACAATCGAATATCTTAAAAAAGAAGCATCATGCTATACTGGCTTTAAAAGTGCATTCGATACGGATGATGACAAAGATAAAAATTATCCACGATGTATTTCAAAAATTTTGAAAAAAATTGATGTTCTCATTGATGGACCGTACAAAGAAGAATTACGTGACACTTCACTTTTGCTTCGTGGCTCATCTAATCAAAGAGTCTTATTGAAGAAGCATCAGTATGGCACACGAAGGCGACAAATGAAGAAATAGTTAGTCTATTTTTCAACTAAATTCTCTATATGGAGAAAATCATTTTACCAAATGGCACTCCAGGCAGAATATTGACACCAGATGACTCGGTTGTTGAACAAGCTGCGATGACAGCTAATGCGATAAATTCTGCTTTGATGCCAGACAATTTTGACTATACACATTCACCTTCTGACAATGAAATGGCTGCAATGGAATTCAAAAATCCTCGCCAGGTGAATGAATTAAAATACATTATAAAAGATATTCTATCAGGTGACCAAGCCGCTGCAAAAGATGAGCGTTACTCGTATCTTAATTTCAAACAAATTAAGACAGCCATTGAATGGATTCAAAATAATAATTTTGATGAAGACTTACAAGCACTTTTAGTTTCTCAACCATGGAAACTTGTATATAAAACTAAACCGCCTACACCAGAAGAATTTTTAACAAATAAGTATATCGGTGCGATGGCTGACAACTTATTCCTTCCAGTAAAGAAAAACTTCCTTGAATTTTTTGACCCAATTAAGCCATATAGAAACGCATATTTGAACCCATCGATTGGTGCAGGTAAATCAACGTTCACTATGATGTCACTTCTTTATGTTGCATGTTTGTATGCTTTGATGCGTGACCCTTGGAAGTTCTTCTCAAAAGCAAAGACTACAATTTTTGCCATTACGCTTTGTGCTGTTACTATTACAAAAGCAAAGGAAATTTATGAAGAGCCAATCCGTCAGCTCATAGAAAGTGCCGACTTCTGGAAACAATGCCGTACGCACTCAGAAATGATGGAAGAGGAAAAACATTTACAAGAATGTGATGAAGTTGAATACATTCCTTGGAAAAACGGAAATCAAGTATCTGTATTCAATACTGGAAACAACCTTCAATGGAAAGTAATTTCAAGTGCCAACTCTTTGTTAGGTGTTAACATTTTGTTTGGTTGTATGACTGAGATTACATTCTTCTTGGAAGCTGGTAAAGGTTGGACTGAACAAAAAATCTTCAATTTCTTCTCAAAATTAAAGGAACGTATTTCAAACCGTTTCCAGAACGCATATCTTGCACGTATGATTCTTGACTCTTCTCCATCAACACTTGAAGACCCAATTCAGAATTATATGACATATGATGCTCCAAAATTGGAAGAGTCATTTATTTGGAAAGGTGCTCGTTGGGAATTATACCCAGAAGAATTCCCAGACTATTGTGACATTGAAAATAAAGGAACACTTGAGCAGAAAGTCGTAAAAGTCAGAAATAATTATGATGTTGCATTCCAGTTGTATAAAGGTGGTAATGGTAAGCCTCCTGTTGCATGTGAAAACCCAGCAGAAGCTTCACAATATAACCCAGCAGATTTGATTTGGTGTCCTAAAAAGCAATATACTAAGAACGGTACTGCCAACTTCTTGCAGAAAGCAAAAGACAACCCAATTGAGTTTATGAAAGACTGGGCAGGTTTACCAGCTGGTACGCCAGACCGTTTGTTCTATCGTGATGACTGGATTGAAGAATGCTTTAATAATGGCTTAAAAAATCAATATGGAGCAATTGTTGCTCTTGCAAATGAAGAGCCAGAACATTTGATATGGAATCAGATTTGGCCGCGTTTCTTCCAAAAATTGATTAACAAATACAAATTTTATTATGAGCCCGACTTGCCACGAACAGTTTCTGTCGACTTATCGAAAGCAAAAGACTGTACTGGTATTGCAATGTCACACGTTGAGTTAGACCCACAAAGAATAGACGAACATACTGGAAGACCGCTTCCAGTTTATGTAACAGACTTCACAATTGTGCTTGTTCCAAAAGGTGGACACATCAACATGGACGCTGTCAAATATTTTATTCATGACTTGAAATATCTTGGAAATATCAATTTGCGACATGTTTCATTCGATGGTTGGCAGTCTGACGCTGCCCGGCAATATTTGAAACGTGATGGAATTGCAGTTGACTATGTTTCAGTTGATACGAATAATGAGCCTTACTACAATTTCTATGACTTGGTTACACATGGACGCTATAATTGTGGAAAAAATATTTTCGTAAAGAATAACATGAAGTCTTTGCATGAAATACGACGCGTGCGTACAGGTTCTGTAAAAATTGACCACTTTGAAGGACCATTAAATTATGATTGGGAAGATGGAACTTGGGAAAGCTGCACAGCAGGTATAAACGCAAAAGATGCCACAGATGCTATTGTTGGCTCATTGTATTTGACTTCATTATATCCGTCTGAATTTATTGCAACTAAAAAGTTCTATAAAGAAGATAACTTAGATAAATCACCAGAAGATATAATGAGATTGACAAAACAATTCACAATGTCAGGAAAATTAGATGGTGGCATCTGGCAATAATGAGCAACTAAATTATCATATATTGGAGAAACTATAGCATGAAACATATTCTAAAACACGGAAAAAATGACCCAAAAATAACAGATTTGGACAATCACCAAATGGGAATCTCAGACGATAATAGAAAGCTCTTTATCCGTATCGATGACAAACTCGTGCTTTTAAATGACTATTCTCAGCAACCTCTTGGAGAAGAAGAGGTTCGTAAATATACTTTTACAGGCGATGAAACAGGTGAAACTATTCTTGAAGAAATTGCGCTTTTCGATGACAAAAAATTGGTATTGCGAAGAGACGGATATAAAGTTTCATATGTAGATATTCCATATTCTGCAGGTGAAATAGTCTCAGTAATGGCAATC